GCATCTAATTGACCACCTTTAAGAACAACTCGCATAAAATTATCAAAATCTTCTAAATTATTAACATTCTTCATCATAGAAAATGCTTCAAACAATGCGTTTAATAAATCATCATCTGGATCATCTTTTGCAATTTTTAACATAGCTAAGATTGAATCTTTAGCATCTTTAATTTCTCCTTTTACAGCTTCATTAACAGCTCTAGCTTTACCAGCACCTAATGATCTAAACTCATCAGATAAAGTAAGTCTTGCTTTCTTTGTTTGATATAAAGCAGTTAGCATAGTATCTACTATCTGTTTAGCTGGACCATCTATATCATCTATAGACACAAGATCCATAATTTCTCTAGCTGCTATACCTGTATCTCTAAGCATTTTAAGGAGTGAACCTACAAGTAGATCACCTATAATAACTTCTCCAGCTCCCCAAATCTCCTCATTATCAATAATACTATTATTCCGATATAACCTTTCCATATATTCTTCTGGAGACATATCTAAAGGACTTCTACCTTGAGTTATCTCCATATGACCTTGTATAGCATCAGCCCATTTATCTATCATAGCTTGTTTGTTACCTTTTACGGCATCCAGTTCAGCTTGAAATCTAGATGAACTCATTAACTTACGTAGGTTTGTTTCTATTATCTCATCAGTAGTGCCTGACTCTCTAGCTATACGTTCACGTTCTACAGGTGTAGTAACAGAACCAGTTGATCCTTCTTCTGAACCCCACTCTTGACGTGTACGACGTAGCTGTTCTCTAGCAGTTTGTGGATCTACTTCTGATATATGAGCACCTTGATGCCTGTCAGCTATAGGAGCATTTTTATCAGCTCTAAACTCAGTTTCGCCTTTACGTAACTGTGCTAAACCAGCTTCTAATGTCTGATTCTCTACACTTTGATTACGCATCCGTATCTGGTTACGAACTTTTGTACTACCTTTACCTAGTAGCATAGCAGCACCATCAAATGCTAGACCTATTCCCATACCTTCTACGATGTTTTTAAACTTCATCATAATAGGATGGTCAGTATCTTTAGTGGTTAGTGGTGTATCCATCCAACCATACTGTTTACGTAATTGACCTAGAGCATTATGCCCATCAGATTCTTTTGAAATAAGGTCTGACGCAGCACCAATACCGGCTGCTCTTGTTAAGCTACCAGCTTTAAGTAATGCACCAGCACCACCAGCTAATAAAGGTATACCTGATACAGCTAATCCTTTAGCAGCAGCAACTGTACCAAGAGCCATAGTACCAAAGTGTACTGTACCTCTTAGCAGTTTACCCCACCAAGTTTTAGTAACTATAGGATCATCGTAGCTTTTAAAAGGCTGCCATTCTGGTTCATAATAACCTTTCTCCTTTCTCTCTTGTGCCATCTCTCCAGAGATCGCATCTATTGTACGCTCTGGGAAAGTAGCTATTGAAGAAGCTGTATCTTGTACACCACCTGAGAGGATAGATTGAGCTTCTTTAGCATATGCGTTTAGACCCCATCTTTCTGCGTCCCTTGGGTCCGCCTGTTCTTTTAAAGCCTTCTCTTCAGCAGCCTGTTCAACTTCCGTGGCTTTAGCCGTAGCATCTTGCCTTTGTAATTCATTAGCAAATTCGCCAGTAAGTTGGATTGCATCTTGGACGGCATTGGGGTCAATATCAAATTCTTCCATAATTTATTGTAATGTATCTTCCACGAGTGCCTTAGCTACTCCGGGAAGTAAGTTACCTAATTGGTTCATTGGTGGTAATTCTCCTACAATTTCGTAGAATCTATTTTGATCGTCCTTTGGTATATTAACTATTCTCTTGAAACCGGGCATACCATTTAACCCATGTCCCATATTAGCCTTCTGTTTTAATCTACCTAAAATTAATGCTTTCTGTGTATCTTCATCAAATAAATCATCTAAATCAAAAGGCATATCCGTACTCTGTAATATTTGAAGAAGACCATGATTAGTAATATTATACATACCGAAACTATCATAATCATCAGTCAAGCTTATTATTTCACCAATGGTGTGTTCTGTTAAAGGCTTCTCTAACTGAATAAATTTACCATCTTTAGTAACTGCATCGAACCCTCCATTAGTTTCATAAGCAGGATTAATAATACTTTCTGTTATCCATTCAAAATTATCAGTAGTTAGAGCATTTCTATATACTTTAGATGAGGTTGGTTTATCTGTAAAGTCTCTTTTATTTTCGACACCATCATATTTGTTTCCAGAATCTTTTACCCTACCTGTAGCTACAAGTCGAGTCATCATAAGATCATAAGGATCTAAGTCTGGAAATAATTTAGATAACTGGCGGTAGTATTCTGGGACTTGTCCTCTCTTATGATTAGATTTAACATATGCCTCAGATTGATCTAAATAAGGTTTCTCATCATTCATAGCCTCTGGGCTAAGTATTAATCCTTTATCAACAGCAATAGCTGTTCTAGCTTGATTTAAGTCCCAAGCTGCCTTCTCATGAAATTTAAACTCAGGTAAGTTATCATACGCATCTTTCTTAATCTGTTCTTGTACGTACTTTAATGCTTCCCATTGAGCCGTCTTATCTGATTGACCTTGATTTTTTAGTTCAGCATACTTTGCTCTAAATGCTTCGTGAGCTTGAATCTCAATAGCTTGAAATTTAGGAGTCTTACCTTTAGTTAAATCTGTCTCATATGTGTGCTTCCTAACATAACCAGTAATAAGTTCTTCGCTCTGTTTATTAATTGCTGAAGGTACTCCTCCTACCATAGACTCATTAACTAACTTAGCTGCTGCGTCTTTTAGTGCAGGGTTTTCTATATTAGCTATATCCAGCGGAGTCACTTTTCCACCACGACTTGCAATGTGTTGTAACCTTTGGACTTTTTCAAATTCATCTGCATAACCATCAGTCCAAATAGTTTTAAGTTCTTCTGGAAAGTCAGTAGTTTTAAATTCTGTAGCATAGGTTTTAAGTAAATTATTTACCCATTCCCCATTTCTAGGACCTTCATAACTTGTTACATTTTCAAATAGCCACTGTTTCCTTCGAGCATCTTCATAATCTTCTAATTCATCAGCTTCTCTATTTCTACCTTTAAGATCTGCGGTTCTGATTTTTAAAGCATCTACTGGAAACTTCTTTTCAAAACTCATCTTACTACCATCATTCCATTCAATGTCAGTTGATAGTATATGGTCAATGTTTTGAACGTAACCTCCTTTAGCACCTTCTACCATATCAGCAACCCATTCTTCCCTAGCAGCTCTTAAACCTTTACCGGGAATTAATTCTTCAAAGTATGCTGCTCGTTGCCTGATAAATCCATTAGGTCCAAATGCTGCTTCAACTGCGGTTTCTTTATTTCCTGTTGAATCCCAACGTCTAATTTGCTCACTTTTTTTATAAGCATCAGTAGCTATTCTATCTTGATCGCTAGACCATTGTGCTATAAAACTCTTTTGAGCAGTTTTGTAATTAGGGAGCCAGTGTTTTATAAGTTCTCTTCTAGATATTTCTGGATGCCTGTCTAAAATATCTCCAAGCATCAATCCCGCTGCATGTCTCTCCCATTGGTTTATATCATCTGGAGTTACAAGATCACCAAAACCTCTTCCGTCAGGTAATCTAAGATTTAACTTCATTTGTGAATAAAATGCAGGGATTAACTGACTAACTCTATCTAAAGTATTTTTAGTGTTTAATCCCTCAGTATTTAGAGTACTTAATAACGCTACATTTTTAGCAAATTTAGGTCCGTTATTAGCTTGTAATTCACCAGCTACACTTTGTAATCCAGTATTATATTCGTTATCTATATCTTCAGCGATGACATCTACAGCATCATCTTGTCTTGCTTCTTCACCAGATCCAGATGATAGAAGGTGATCTAATAAATTCTCATTATCTCTATATACTTGCTGATTCTGTACTATGTTTTTAGCAGTGGGTAGAAAATTAATAACGCTCTGTATATTCTTCATACCTTGAGAATGAGCAGCATTAAATATATCTGTCTTGTGTTTAAGAGTACCTTCGTAGTCTTTAACTAGACTGTCAATCTGCTTGTTCTTAGCCGCAACTAATCCTATAGTAGCGTCAGTATCTAGATAATTAGTATGACTAATATCGGGTGGTGAATCGTTATTTTGATTAATTAGTTTTTGTAGAGTAGCCATTATACCTCCACCATGTTTACATCAATTTTACTATAATCTACAGTAAGAACTCCGTCTCGTATACCTACAGCCTGTGGGTTAATTTTAACAACCTCTTGTGCCATAGCTCCACGATAGCGTTTAGAATCACCAACATAGTTAAATTCCCAAATGTTATGACCTTGTGGTGAACTACCTATGTATGATATATTTTCCTTTTCTTTAACGTCAGAGAATATACCGCCTGATCCAAATAATCCAGCAACACCTATAGCTGTATTTAAGAATGTACTAAATCTATCACTAGGAGGCATGAGAACTGGAGCACCATATTCTGGCATAAATCCAAGTGTCTTTCTATTCTTAGCATCCATAGACGCTAACTTACGGAAGTTACCTTGTTTAGCTAACGCTTGGTTTCGACCATACGCATTTCGTATTCTATTACGTAAAGCACCTTTAGCAGCTAGCATTTGCATTAAAGCTCCGCTTCTTCTATAACCTCTTGCTCGACCACCTTGGTTAACTCTTCGTTTGCTAAGGTAATTCTTCATTAAGGATTCTGTTTGTTTTAGTGCTGTTCCTCTAGCATATACAGCTTTAGAATAAGCATCACTTGTAGCTCGGCTGAATCCAATGACGTTATCATTTAACGACTTCTTATAACCGGCTTCTCTATTATGGTACTTGTTCCCTTCGGATATGTACCTAAATTTTTTTTCTAGCCATTTTTGTCTGGCTGCATACCTTTGTCCGGCATTAGCATCTGCGCACACGGCAAAACTCAATAAAGGGTAAGTTATTAGGACCGTAATTAAATTCACGTAGGAACTTAAATCCTAAAAATTTCAACAG